ACCTTACCTCTATATCCAATGGAAGCAAATTAGATATTTCGTTACGCAAAGAATAGAGGACCAGGATACGCGCGTCAGCATGGCATAGATAGGACATCTAATCCCTATATAATGTTTATTGATACTGGTGACTTATTTGTATCAAAAGAAATTCAATAGTATATCGCAGATACTATCGCGCAATATCCTGATACTAATATGTTCATGTTTGAATACTATTATAAAGATAAGATTACAGATGAATAGGACAATCGCCTTCATGGTAAAGTATATAAGCGTAGTTTTTTAGAAAAATATGGTATTACTTTCTGCCCCGAAAGTAGCTATATGGACGAAGACATAGGTTTTAATCGTACTTGTCGTATAATCTCCGAAGCGATTGAAGTACCTATAAAGTTTATACATAAGCCAGTAGTACGCTGGATTTATAGTGAAGATTCACTTACATAGCACGAAAATGGAGATTGTTTATATCGCGATTAGACACGCGCACTATCACTAGTAACTATTCATACTATTGAGATTTGCCGCAAAAACAACATTGATTGTACAAAAGAAATAAATCAAATTGCTATATCACTTTTCTATTGGTTTATACGAACTGCGGCTGAGCGTGAATAGTATATGTAGGATGCCTGGTCTGGCGCACATATTTTTTACAAAAAATACTATGATGAATTATAGCCAAATACACTCATATTGGGGAACCCGGAAGTAAAAAAATGTGTGGCTTATAAAGGTGAAGTTAGATTTCCTATAAATATATTACGATTTGTCAAAGATTAGAAAGATGAAATTATGCCAACTTTTTATTTGACAAAAGTGTAATTTATGGTATAATTATATATGTAAGAAAGAGATCGGCGGTTCTCTTCTTATAGCATAGCAACTACACCTCCTTACCCATTGTGGTAAGGAAATGGCTCCTTAGCTTAGTGGTAAAGCCCGCGGCTGTTAACCGCGTCATCTAGGTCCGATTCCTAGAGGAGCCGCACTTGGTCTGATACGAACCAATCTCTCTTAGGTACAATTCGTATCCTCGGCAAGCAGGGGCAAACTGCTGCTGGTGAGGTAGTCAGGCTCACCATTCGCCCCGTTGGACAATCGGTTAAGTCGTCGGCCCTTCAAGCCGGAGTGCCGAGTTCAACTCTCGGACGGGGTGCGTGTAGAGCTGACTATGTTAGTAGTAGGTCCGGAACTATTACATCAGCCCGAAAACCAATGAATACCACTGTACAGGTAACGCAGAGCGTATGTGGAGGACGGTAAGGAATACGCAACAAATCCTATAACAATAGGTCGGGGTAGCTCCCCGTTTTATACTTCATTCGTCTAATGGTGAGGATTCTACCCTCTCAAGGTAAAGATATGGGTTCAAATCCCGTATGAGGTACTGGGTGCGACGTCGCCCATAAGATGTCAACCGTTAACACGGATTTTACGGTTCAACTACCACCGGCACGAAAGCCGCCGCGAAAGCATTGAATATTCTTGAGAACAAGAAGGCGGCTCAGTAGTGATATGTGGCTTGCGGCTAACGGTATATAAGAAGGCGAAGTAAACCGATATTACTCTAGTGTGAGGTATAAAATTATGGCAACAGCAAATCGAAAGTTCTCGGCTACTGATCTGAAGTAGCTATAGGCACTACCACTTGATGTAAAGATTATGAAAACTAAACTACGTATTAGGGAGTTTTATAATCACTTCAATGGTGATGTCTATGTCAGTTTTTCCGGAGGGAAAGACAGTACCGTCTTACTTGATATAGTGAGACAAGAATACCCAGATGTTCCCGCTATCTTTGTTGATACTGGTTTGGAATATCCAGAGGTAAAAGAATTTGTAAAAACTTGGGACAATGTAGAAATCAGACGACCAACAAAAACTTTTAGACAAGTAATTGAATTATTTGGCTATCCATTAGTCAGTAAGAAAATTGCTGGTTATGTCGCAACAGCTAAACGAAATCCAAATTCCGCGCGAGCAAAGTACCTGAGTGGGGAATATGATAGCAAAATATTTGGATTTGGTGATGGTAAATGGTGGTATTTAGTAGATGCGCCATTCAAGATTAGTGACTATTGTTGTGATGTAATGAAGAAACAGCCTGGACATCATTATCAAAAAGAAACCGGGCGGCATCCTATTATTGGTACACTCGCGGAAGAGTCTATTATGCGTAGAAATGAATGGCTCCGTAGCGGTTGTAATGCCTTTGATGGAAAAGAACCAATTAGTAAACCGTTATCTTTCTGGACAGAACAAGATATTTTCCGTTATCTAAAAGATAATAATGTACCATATTGCCCTTTATATGGTGAAATTGTAGAGGATAAGAAAGGTAAATTGAGTTGTACAGGTATCCATCGTACTGGATGTATCTTCTGCGGCTTTGGATGCCATATGGAGAAAGAGCCAAATCGGTTCCAGCAACTTAAATGCTCTCATCCTAAGATTTGGGATTATTGTATGAAACCTTGGGATGAAGGCGGATTAGGTATGAAAGAAGTGCTTGACTACGTACATGTCAAGACAGAGTAAGTGAGGTAAAAAATATGAAAGAACCTAGACTAAAAATTCTACCACCTTGGACAATTGTAATTCGTAAATTTGAAGCTCTATTTGATGGTGATCCCCAGATTGCCTGTAATTGTAATTTCAGTGGAGCAAGTCCATCTATTGTACTAGCATGTAATAATGGAGACAAGGTCGCGGCTTTACAGCAAATTCTTCCAGAGGAAATTGCTTTTGGTAATATTAAGCTGGCAGTCGCAGTTGATGGCACTCCAAGTAATCGTGCTTTTACCAGTAAGGTTGAACTATTTGATACAGCATTCAAGGGTAATCCCGCATATGCTTATTCTGTATGCCCTGCGGAAGATGGCTATCAGTGGATTGGTACTACTTATGTTGTATTCAAAAATTGTGTTGTACAGTTCGCCGCGGACAATCTAAATGACTGTCATGGTATTATTAGTACTCTATATCAGAATATTGCGGACGAAGTACTAACTGGTCCTGCTACTGATGGCGTATTCTATAATACAGATGTAGAGCGGGCAAATCTCGGTATGCCACTAGGAGAATGGCCATAATAAATATTTGACAAATTACATAATTTACGTTATAATAATTATGTAAGATAGAGGTGATAATCTAAAAGATCGCTTCTGCGACACTAAGTGTTGCATCTCGGGCGCGAACAGCAAACCTATTTATTGAAGCAAATTAGAGAGGAAAAAATAGCGCCTAGTGGTTTTGGCAGTATGAGCCGTTGAACTGCTCGGGACCTGTCCCGGACGAAGTTTTCTGCCATATGAAACGGACTGCTCCGGTTTTACGGCTTTTATGTTGTGGGAGCTAAAACAAAAGCCGTGGGTCGTAGCTAATGACTACCACCTTCGCGCGAGTAAGTACCAGCATCGAGAATGGTGCTGAATACTAGTTGTACTTACTTTAAGCGATCTCCAGTATGAGTAAAAACTACCATTCGGGCTCGGTGAAATGCCTCTCGCACCGTAGATGAGTCTCGCTCGTCTCTGGGATGTTCCCTAAAAGCAGCGGTTACCCATAAAACTTGGTGGACAAGTCAGCCAATCAGAGTTAAGTTTTGGGTTTATATACTCTGCAGCCGCAACCAAAAGGTGCGGACATGGAATATAGGTAAAGAATATGGGGAACGAGAAAGTACCACAATGCCCCACGCGTTTCCGGAACGGCGGTCTGGTAAAGTAGTAGCCAGTATATTCCTTATTTGCCCGAGTGGTGAAATTGGCAAACACACAGCACTTAAAATGCTGCGCCGAATGGCTTGCCGGTTCAAGTCCGGCCTCGGGCACCAGCCCCGAAAGGGGATATGCTTTATATAAATAGCCAAGGGCACCTTCGGGTGCCCAATTTTTATAGGAGGAGATATTATGAAACGGTTACTTGCTTTTACTTTATTACTAGGTTGTTTACTTTGTTGCGCAAAAGCCGATATGCCTGCTACCCCAACAGACTTAGAAGTGGTAGAGCAAGTGGCTGAGCCAACTCCTGAACCTACTGCCACACCTATGGCAGAACCAACTCCAACTCCGACTCCGACACCAGAGCCTACTTCAACGCCAGAATCTACATCCACGCCTGCTCTCGAACCAGAACCAGAAAGATATGTAGAAATTACTTATGAAGATCGAGTGTATCATTATGGGGAAGAAGTAACATTAATTGCGGTATTATTTAATTATCATCCAACTGATATTTGTACTTATTATTGGGAATATAGCTTGGATTGTATGACTTGGAATACAGTCGCTGTAACAGAAGAACCTTACTATACATTCTTATTAGATTATGAAACTTGTAATTACTGGTGGCATGTGATTGTACATTGGGAGGAATAAATATGAAACGACTAATAGCATTTATATTATTTTTATGTATTCTTTTAGTGCCTATAAATATACAGGCAAAAAAGAAGAAAAACGCTGCGACACCGACTGATATAGATGATACAGTAACTATTACAGTTACTAAACATTTGAAAGGTGAAATCTGGCAAGTCCGCTGTGATGTTATGGATAAAGTTACTTTTCAAGCAGGTGGCGGTAAATGGAAACCAGATATTACCAACTGGGAGCATACTACTTCTAAAGAAGGCCACCGTTCTAACCATTGCGGCAACGGTGAAAACTGGGTTTTATTTGTCAATGAAGACGGCGTTGCCACGGGATTATATCAATTGAAGAGCGGTTCTACTGGTGGTACTCTACCTAGTATTATGTATAGAGCTCCAAGTGATTTAGCTAATATACCTGAAAGTCAATTGATATATGATCCAACTGTACCGGGTGATCCTATGACCGCACGCTTATTGGAAGTATTCCAACCTTCTAATGTTATGCCTTTTTCAGAAATCCCATTACAAGAAGGAAAACGTCTATTCTGGATTAGTCAAAATGGTAAACAAGTATGGCATCATACTGGTATTTTACATAAAACTCATCCGCGTTTTGCTATTACAATCAATGGTGAACCATATACATTAGGTGTAGGTGATACCATACAAATTGATGATGTGGAAGAAGGATTAGTACAAGTAGAAGAAATTGCTACTGCTAATTATAGACTACAAGCAGTTACAGATGATGGAGAAGGAAATTATACTATTGTAAATGAGATAGATGACCCTGGGCGGCCAAGCCCAACGCCACCACCGGCAATTACTCCTACTCCTACTCCAAGCCCTACTCCAGTCACATCTGTTTCTGGCCATAAAACTTGGAACGATGAAGATAATAAATATGGGAAACGACCTAATACTATTACTATCAATCTATATGCTAATGGAGAATTGATTGATAGTGTTGAAGTTGATGAAGATGATGATAATTGGGAATATACTTTTGCGGACTTACCAGCAGTTGATGAGAGCGGAACAGCTATAGAATATACAATTACTGAAAGTGATGTAGCAGGATATGAAGTTAGTTATGATGGAATGAATGTAGAAAATAAATTTATTACACCTACTCCAACACCCACTCCTACTCCGACACCAACACCTACTCCAACTCCCAGTCCTACTCCGTCACCTACTCCTTCACCGACACCCAGTCCAACTCCAAGCCCTACACCATCTCCAACCCCAAGTCCGACGCCCAGTCCTACCCCTTCGCCAACCCCATCTCCCACTCCAAGTCCTACTCCGAGCCCGACACCAAGTCCGACTCCTACCCCTACTATAACTCCAACTCCTACTCCAACTCCTAGTCCTACTCCAACGGCAACTCCGACTATACCTGTAACTCCTACAGTAAGTCCAGTACCGACACCAACAATTACACCAACTGTCGCACCGACCGCAACACCAAATCCAAGTCCGGCACCGACAGTTAGCCCAACCCCAACGCAGACAATATCACCTTCTCCAACACCAACTAATACTCCTAAACCAACTCCTACTCATACACCAAGACCAACACGAACTCCTAAGCCAACTGCCACGCCTACAGCAACACCTACGGCTACGCCCACGGCAACTCCAAGTCCTTCTCCTACACCATCTCCTACACCTGTACCAATAGTACATGTATTAATACATTATGTTGATACAGAAGGTAATACATTACTAGATGATTTGGCAGAAGTAAGAGATTTTGGAGATATATACATGATACAAGTTCCTACAATTAGAACATATCGTTGTATTACACGTAGAGATCCGGTTTATGTATTATTTGAAGATTTAGAAGTAACATTAGTATATGCACGCTTATCCGAACTTGTTGGTATTGATGAATATGATACGCCATTAGCAGGATGGATATTATCTAACCAAGCTGGGGACTGCTTCGAATGAGGTGATATAAATGTTAATAATTACAGAAGCCGCATTAGATACAGATTGGGGTCTTATAATATTTGGCGCGGTCATTCTTATTGGAATGATTATCGCATTTTTTGAAAATAAACCTAAAATTTGATATTTGACTTTTTATATAATTTCTGTTATAATTTTATTGTACCGAGGGGAAAGATGGAAATTCTTCCCCAAGGTAACGTCTTTTACAGTTTGCTGCCATCCCAGTTATGACGTTAAACTGAACTGTTGTAAGACCAGCGCCCTGCTTAGGGGATGTAAAATATACTAAGCACTTCTGCCTCCATCGTACAACGGCAGTACTGGGTCTTCGTAAGGCTCGTATGGCGGTTCGAATCCGTCTGGAGGCTCTTTATGCCGGGATAAACCGTAGATAGTAGCGGGCGAGACTGTAAATTTCGTGTCCTTTGACTCGGGTGGTGCGACTCCATCTCCCGGCACTTATACGCGCGATTGGTGGAATGGTAGACACGCTAGCTTGAGGTGCTAGTGTCCGCAAGGACGTGGAAGTTCAAGTCTTCTATTGCGCACTCTCGCTCAGAAGTCCGTGGATCGGAGTGAGGAGAATCAATCACTTCTGAGGGATATTATGCCAGACCAAAGCCGTACAAGAGGGAACAAGGAATCCAGTTCCCATGGTCATATCTCACCTGCAAGTGTAGGAAGAGTTTCCGGATACGTGAAAGCGTATCCCGTATACGCCGTTAGTCTAACTGGACAAAACGATAGGTTACGGCCCTATTGATGCGGGTTCGAGTCCTGCACGGCGTACTTTATGCCTTTGTAGCTCAGTGGTAGAGCAGTCGCTCGGTAAGCGAAAGATCGTGAGTCCGATTCTCACCTTAGGCTCTCATAAAACCGAGTGTCTGGGGCAAAACTACACACCCTCAGCCGAAACGCACAAAGACTCTCGCCCAGTGTAGGGGTAGGTGAGCGGAGCCACGGAGTGGGCCGACACGAAGAAGAGAGCCGTCGGGTTTACATTCCTGCGGTTTACCGACATCTTTTATGGGGCCGATTTAGGTTTCGACGTATTATGATGAGTACTAAGAACACGGGTAGGCGGTACACCTTACGTAGCAAACAAAAAGAAATGACGATTATTTCGATTACGATTACGAACTAATGGCTGCTTGATCAGCCTTCGTGCCAAAACAGTATACCCACCCATTGGTAAATACTTGAGGTTCAGATAAAAGTGGGTTTGAGGTTTGGCCTCGCTGCTCTTCCTAGTTCACAGTCCAACGAATTAGGTGGTGGAAGGATTATCCCTAAGTGTCAGTTCTTTCTAACTGACTATCGTGTAAGTATTTCTTGGTATGTTTCGTAGTGCGGACCGGAGTTCGATTCTCCGCGGCTCCACTTATGCTCGTGTAACTCAGTTGGTAGAGCTTCCGGCTTACATCCGGACGGTCGGCGGTTCAAGTCCGTCAGCGGGTACCATATGCCTGTGTAGCTCAGATGGTCAGAGCGACGGACTCATATCCCGTAGGTCGGTGGTTCAACTCCACCCGCAGGTACTATATGGGTTAGTATCCAATCAGAAAAGGAACCGGCTCCTCACTGGGTCTAGTATAGACCTGTTGACAGCATCCGGACTCTAAATCCGGCGCCGTATGGCTTAGCAGGGGCAGCACCTGTCCTAACCCACCATATCTCTCTGGCGTAATGGTAGCGTAGCAGACTCTTAATCTGTCAGGTAAGGGTTCGAATCCCTTGGGAGGTACATTGAAAGGAGTAAATTATGATAGAAGTTATTCGTGGAACACATCGTATACCAGGAGAAGCACATTGTTCTTGTGGAACTATATTTAAATTTGATTATGAAGATATTACTCAAAATAATAATAAGATGTTAGGACGAATAGTATATTGGTATCATTCAGTAACTTGCCCCGTATGTAAACAAGAAATTGAATTACCAGACAATCTTGATATGGTATGTCCTTGGAAAGTCGATAAGGAGTGATAATTATGAAACGAAAACATAGGAGATTTACCAATTAACTTGCACGTGTAGCCAACCGTAATTACAAAATTTCTAACTGGGAAAGAAAATATTATATTTTTCTTATAATTAAAACACTTAAAAGTTAGAAGAAATAATATAAGGAGAGTGATAATATGAGTAATTCTCAAGTTGTTATCGACTTCGTTAAAAGACGTAAAAGTAATTTAATTAAAGTATTTAATGGTAAATGTTGTATTTGTGGATTTGATAAATGGCAATCAGCATTAGAATTTCATCATGTTAATCCAGAAGAAAAAGAATTTGGATTAACTGTAAATACAACTACTAAAGCACTTGAAAAACAATTAGCAGAAGCACGAAAATGTATTTTAGTTTGTGCTAATTGTCATCGTGGTATTCATTCTGATAATGTAACAGTACCTGATAATTGGAAAGATTTTTATAATGAAGAAATTGCTGCACAATTATTAAAAGATTTAGAAAAAAAGCAATATTTTTGTAAAATTTGTGGAAAAGAAAAAAGCCATAATGGTATATTATGCCCAGAATGTGCTGCAAAGGCGCAACGCCAAGTAGAAAGACCCACAAGAGAAAAATTGAAAGAATTAATTCGTACCATGCCTTTAGTACAAGTGGGTTTAATGTTTAATGTATCAGATAATGCTATACGTAAATGGTGTGCCGCAGAAAATCTTCCTACTAAAAAATCTGATATTAAATCATATAGTGATGAAGAATGGAAACAAATATAATGCACCATTAGCCTAGCGGTGAGGCACCACACTTTTAATGTGGGTTAGGCGGGTCCGACTCCCGTGTGGTGCACTCATACCCTGTTAGTTCAGCGGACAGAACAACGGCCTTCTAAGCCGTGTGTCATAGGTTCGATTCCTATACGGGGTATATGTGGTACGTGGTGGAATGGTAGACACGCTGGATTGTGGCTCCAGATATTGCAGGTTCAAGTCCTGTCGTATCACCCAGATGCCGAGGTAGCCAAACGGTAAGGCCGCAGACTGAAAATCTGCTATGTGGTGGTTCAACTCCACCCCTCGGCACCATTTAAGGAGATTATATATGACTAAATATTTTTGTGATAGATGCGGTAAGGAGTTAAAATGGAAGGATATGTACACAGGAGTAGCAAACACTGCCACTCTTATCGCAGATTCTTTTAATTATCCTGTAAATTGTAGTGGTGTAAAAACCTATGCGGGTTTTGACCGCTGGCTTGACTTATGTTTTGATTGTGAACGCAAATTTTATGAAGAAAAAAATATTGACTTTTTCTAAAATTATGTTATAATTATTACATAAGAAAGGGAAAATAAATAGAAATAACTAATCCACCCGATATGGCTGTGACTACAAGGCGCGGAAGGATGGCGGCAATCCCTAGCCCGAGCAAGTTGAAACGATATACACCCTCGGGATGAAAGCTAATATAGTGCAGAGTGGGATATAACGTAAGTTTAGACATATGTGTGTGTAGTCGGTCTCCCTGTGGCCCGTTACGTATAAGTTTGGCACAGGGGAAGCTTCCGGGCATTAGCACAGTTGGTAAATGCGCTCGGCTGATAACCGAGAGATGCCCTGTTCGAATCAGGGATGCCCGACCACCTAGAAGCGAAACTAGGCAAATCTCGTGTGGTGAGCGAGACATTAACACATAATTCACCTGCCGACTCGAGCGGCCAACGCAGCTATGCGACAAATAGCACGCGTAGGTTGATAGTGTAATGATAGCATACGAATTTCCAAAATTCGTGGTCTAGATTCGAGTTCTAGTCGGCCTGCTTGCCAGAGTAACCGAATGGAATAGGTATCCGGCTTAGAACCGGAGTTTTGTGGGTTCGACTCCCACCCCTGGCACTTTCTGCTTTGTCAGATAAATTATAGTGTATTATATGAACGATACGAAATTAAAAGGCAATTTAACAGAAATGCAATGTATGCTTGCATTTATGAAACTGGGCTATCAAATTAGCATACCATTTGGTGAAGATTGTCGATATGATTTTATAGCAGATATAAATAATAAATTATATCGTATTCAGTGTAAAACTTCATCTGAATTTACAGATGCTTCTGGAGAAATTGCAGGAATTACTTTTAAAACTTGTCGTCAAACCGGAAGTAATGCACGAACAAGTATCAGGACAAAATATACTAAAGATGATATTGATTATTTTGCAACATTCTATAATGATAAATGTTATCTAGTACCAGTAGAAGAAAGTTCAATAGAAAAAAGATTACGAATTATTCCACCTAAAAATGGTACTAAAATGCAAAATAATATTAATGATTATGAACTATGCGAGGTGTTAAAAGCACTATAACATTGTCAGACAAAGCAGATATTTATGGGCTTGTAGTTTAACGGCTAGAATACTTGGTTTGCACCCAGGAGATGAGGTTTCGATTACCTCCAGGTCCACTTTATTATAGGTTCCAACACTCGTCGGTCGGGTATGGGTCTGCAAAATCCACGTTAGTGAGTTCGACTCTCACTGGAACCTCTTAGGAGGAATAATATGGAAGAAGTAAAGTTTATATGCCCAGAATGTGGTAAAGAATGGGTTGAATTACAAGACCCAGAAGATGATTGGTTCAAATTAGCAACTCAATAGACTTTATGTGAAGAATGTGACGCGAAGATAACAAGGAGAATGAAAAATAAATGATCAACGGATATAAAGTAATTACATTATGTGGAAGCACACGCTTCAAGGAGGAGTTCGAGCGTGTCAACAGAGATCTCACCCTAGATGGCAATATAGTTATCAGTGTTGGTTGTTTTGGCCATCACGGAGATAATTTTACTGATGGACAGAAGATAATGCTTGATGATATTCATAAAGCAAAGATTGATATGGCAGACGCTATTTATGTAATCAATAAAGATGGATATATTGGTACAAGCACCAGATCAGAAATTATCTATGCTGCCATTAGAGGAAAAGAAATTATGTATTTAGAGGATTTAAAATAATAGGAGAATATTATGAAACAAACATATATTACTTTACTTAGTTCAAAAGAATATTTGCCTGCTGTATTGGCACTAGATAAGAATTTAAAAGATTTAAAATGTAAATATCCGCTAACAGTTATGGTTACATATGATATCGCATCAAATATTTGTCCAGTTTTAAATCAATTCAAAATTCCTTATGAAATTATTGAAAGAAATTATTATAATTCTTCTGCTTTAATAAATTATTTAAATCCCTTTTTAAAAAATACGGCTCCAAAAATTCAATTATTTAAATTACACAAATATGATAAAGTAGTGTATATAGATGCAGATTGTTTTTTTCTTAAATGTCCCGATGAATTAATGAATAAGATGGATGGCTCAATCTGTGAAGATATAGAGACGAATGGAGGCTTTAGTGGTCTATTTGTATGTACCCCTATTAATCATTCGTTTGATTTTTATTCTATAATTTTACAAAATACTTCTTGTTTAGATGGGGATTTATTTGCTACATTTTGGTTTCCATTTAAAACAAATCCACAATATCGTATTAGTATGTTTTGGTTTTATAATATTGTACGTTTGTGGGATAAATTAACAGCTACACAAATCTACGGATTACATTTTTGTAATGAATTAAAACCTTGGAATTTTAGTACCGCAGAAGAGTATGTTTCCGCACTTAAAAAAGAATGGACGCAACTAGACGAAAATAGTTGTTTAGAATTATGTCAAATTTATTTTGATAAATATTTAAATCCAATAAAAAAAGAACTTGACTTTTAACAGAATTTCTGTTATAATATTTATGAAAGGAAGATAAAGAATAGAAATAAAGGGCAACTTGAAAGTGTTGTTGCAAAAATTACATGAAGATCATCTCCTTTCCGCGGCCGCAGGGCCGCATATCCGGGTGTAGCGCAGTTTGGTAGCGCACTTGATTTGGGATCAAGGGGTCGTGAGTTCGAATCTCGCCACCCGGACTTATAGACCATTACAGCAAACTATTTATGGATAAAAGAAATGTATTTATAACACATAACTGAGAAGGTTCAAATCCTTCATAACTAAATGGTCTAGTTTTTGAATATACCATGCAAAAGCATGATGTAGATTGCCGCGTTAGGAACCTTATGGTGGAAGAGCCTTATTTGAAAGAGGTAGAGTAGTATCTACAACTCTTCCGCGGCGTTTTTCTTTTGGAGGTATTATGGAAGATAAATTACATGAAGTATATAACTGTTTGAAAATTATGGACATGTTATTATATAAACATGCTTATGAGCCTAAAACTGTTGTAGGCTTTCAGTCTACAGAAGATATGGCTAAATATTATAGACAGTTTCTTCAAGTAATTCTTCCAGAAGAATACCGATATAATAAAGAATTGCCCCGACTATCTTCGGATTAAGGGTTAGCCTGAGGATGCGTCTGAGGGCCATATAAGAGGTATAATATGAAAATATCAGATGAACTACGATGGTGTAATAATTTTCGTCATGCCGTTGAATTACGCGGCCATCATAAATACAGAGTACGTAAGAAAAATATTCATCGAGTGTTTAGATTACGTGATTATGCCATCAAACGATGGGGATGTTTTCCATATCCTCCAGAATGGAGATAAAATATGCGGTGGCGAAATAGGTAGACGCACATCGTCAGAATGTGAATTGCTCTGGCTCCGACTACGCAGATTGGATTCATGTAAAGTGCAAATCCTTACCCGCATTTATGACACTATGGCCGAGTTGGTAAGGCAACGGATTGCTAATCCGTAGTCATCTGTATGGATGTCGAGGTTCAAGTCCTCGTAGTGTCGCTTATAGACCCTTCGTATATCGGCAAGTACAGGAGACTTTGACTCTCCTAGGGGTGGTCCGACTCCACCAGGGTCTGCTATTACTTATTGGAGGTAATGCCTATGATGACAATAGGAGGCTGGATTATTTTTGCTCTTGTTGCTATTGGTTTATGTATTGGAACTTGGTTTATAAATACTGAATCCTAGCATAAAGTACGTAATTGGATTACTACATTCTTTATCATTGCTGTAATATTTCTAGGAATGCATTGGTACTTTACTTCGACTGCATCGGGGATACGTGAATTAAATGATGAACGTAGTAATATTTCTAATGGTTTAGATCGTGTGGTAACTGTTTACACTGCTGATGGCGATATAATCGCACAATATGAAGGTAAAATTGATCTTGAAATGGGTAAAGATTATGTAAAATTCGACTGGGAAGGCAAACGCTATATCTATTATAATTGCTTCGTAGAAACTATCGCAGATATTCCATAAGGAGGATAATATGGGAGAAAAGCCTATTTACGAAATCTATGTTTACAGTCAAGAATGGACATTAGATGAAGCTGGTTTCTTTGAGTATGGTAATTCAGAACGAGTGGGTTTTTATTATGAAAAAGAAACCGCTATTCGAGCGGTAGAAGAGAACTGGTGTGATTTACAGGATCATTATGCCCATGCCGCAATGATAAAGGAAGTCGTGCCTGGGCTTTATCCTTGTGTAACTCCTTCTAAATGTCAGTACTATGTTTGGAATAGTCAAAAAGAAAAGTTTGAAAAAGCAAAAGTACCAGAAGCGGAGTGGTGGGTTGGATGAAAATATATACATCATATTTCGCGCAATTACGTAAGTTTCCTACTAATTTAGTTGGTTTATCAACTGCCGCATGGAATCCTAGATGGCGCCCGATGGGTAAAGATAGACGTGGAGTTATATGTGTAGATTGTCCACCATTCAAACCCGGAAAACAATGTGAAGGATTATGTCGTGGTGAATGTAATCCTAAACATCCAGAAGATTGTGCGTTTTTGAAAACATACAAAGCACAGTTAGATAATTTGAATATTATAAATATTCAGAATAGTTTGGGCAAGCTAGCTACACATATTATGAAAGACGAGAATATAAATGATTTAGATTTCGCGCTATTAGTTTATGAAACACCACAAAATCCTTGCAGTGAACGTTGGCCTATACAACAATGGTTTAAAGAACATAATATACATATAGAGGAATGGCAACCATGAAATTGTAGATACTTATCCCATAGTACCAAGAAGATGATAAATTAGTAAAAGAATTATTAGATAGTATTGCTGTATAGCGCAATATAGATTTTAATGATATAAGTGTTATTATTTGTAATGATGGATCTGATGTAATATTATCTGATCAATTATTATCATCTTATAATTTTCATATAGAATATCATAAGGAACCTCATCGCGGGGTTTCTGGAACACGAAATGCCTTATTAAGATATGCTACTGCTGATTATATTATGTATTGTGATGCTGATGACGCTTTTTTTAGTTTATATGGATTGAATATAATATTTAATTTTATTAAAAATGGTTTTGATTTATTTTCATCAGTATTTATTCAAGAGGAACCACAATTTAATTATCAATTCAGATAGCTAACTGCTGATTGTTTTCAATGCCAAGGGAAAGTTTATAATAGAAATTTTTTATTAACGCAGGATATACATTGGAATGAGCAATTGAGTATATCCGAAGATTTATATTTTAATGTATTATGCGCAATATTGGGAAAAACTATATTATATACACATATACCTATATTTTTATGGAAATGGAATCCACAAAGTTGTACTAGAAAACAACGAGTATTTGGCTAGCGAGCATAGTTAAATAGTTATATAGAAATATTTAAAGAGTTGACAAAACGAGATTACCTTATGAATAATAAAACAAAAAAATTTTTTTTAGATAGTATTTTTATAATATATGATATGTATAATGAAAAAGAAATCTTTTCTGGGCTGTCGTAGCAAGATTAGTATGAATTATTAAATGATTTTATTCATTTTTTTACCTCCTATGATCAAATTTGGAATACTCTTTCTTATTAGAAAAAATAGTTTTCATTCAATGAAATCGTTACTAATAAAACTTATTCTGATTTTATAAATTGGATAGATCAATTAAAAGGAGAATTTTTATGAAAGATGATATATTTACTTTTTCCTGTAAGAGTAATGATGGTGAAAATGTTACTCTGACTGTTCAAGTTCAACATGAATATAATATCTATACTTTTCATAGATTGTGTAAACGATTTGCCGCAGCCTGTGGTTATCTTGATAAATCTATTGAAGATGTATTTGGCGAAAGTCAGTATGAGGAGTGGTAATATGTTTTATAAATACAAAGTAAAGTATTGGAACCCCGATGATACCAAAGAAGAGAATGAATCCGGTCTTGTTCATGCGCTCAATTATGGCAATGCCGCATTGAAACTAGTCGAATATTTTGGTGAAGATTATATTATTGACCTCTATCTCTGTGAATGGGATTGTGAAGATGTTGTCTCTCGTGATGAAATCGAGCTCGGTTTCTGCGATTGATATATACCGCTCGATGGGTGCAGGCGGTCTAAAAATATGTAACCATCCCCTATGAGTCCAGGATATGAAAGATGAATCCACCTATATAGGGTGAGACCTAAGGCTTATGGTACTGATAAGTAATGCGTGAATGATAGCCTTCTAGAAGGAATCTAAAAAGTACCTGAAACGCTAGGCATTCGAGTACGCGGCCACGCTCGTAAAATCGGCCTCAGAGGTACCAGTCACTCTGTATAATAACGACTGTGTATCATAGGTGTGAAGGCGGCGGCACCTAAAATCGCCACCGAATGGCGCCAGTGGGATAATGCTATTAGCAAAAGTTGCCCCTTTAAGACTGGCAAATTTACTTCGGGACGGTTTCATAACCGTCCCAACTTTTTTATTTGACTTTTTATGAAAATTATATTATAATTTTTATGTAAGGAGATGAGACTATGACAACTATTCATGTAATGTCACCTGATGAATTAGAGAATTTACCTAACGGAGCAGTTGTTTGGCGCGAAAAGCATGACTACGATGAAGAAAGTGAAAGTGTACGGCAAACACGCCTAATGCCAATGATGATGTATAACGGTTTGATTGCTAACTATTATGAGTATTTATATCCAGATGAAATGCGTGCGGCTGATGATATTCAATTACGTTATCGTTATTGGAGCCATAGACCAACAATAGAAACGATGGATAATGAACCTTGGATAATGCGAGAGGAGTGGAAAGAATGACCCCTATTTTGTATATTATGTGTGGACCAAGTGGATGTGGTAAAACTACTTGGGCGAAAAAGAAAATTCATGAAGATGAGCAAATTTGCTATGTTTCTCGTGATAACATTCGTTATAGTATGGTAAAGGAAGATGAACCGTACTTCAAGAATGAAAAAAAAGTATTCAAGGAGTTTATTCGCGCGATTGCCAACTATATTGCCGCAGGGCAAAGTGTGATTGCTGATGCTACTCATTTGAATGAATTTTCACGCCGTAAACTTACTCAGGCTCTTGATATGTATACTAAGGACTATCAAATTATATATGTAGTTCCGAATGTTAGCTGGGAATTATGTAAAGAGCGAAATTCTAAGCGTGAAGGACGTGAACGAGTACCAGAAACTGTTCTCTCCAATATGTTTAGAGATTTTCGCTATCCTTCTTTGAATGAAGATGAACGCGCGATAGAAATTATGGAAGTGGATGATTGAAGTGATTTGGTTTACAAGTGATTTACATTTTGGGCATAATAAACCGTTTCTATTTGAACCACGTGGCTTTACAGAACAATGGAGTATGATGTCTACTATTATTCAAAATTGGAATAGTGTTGTACAGCCAAATGATACGGTTTATAATCTAGGAGATATAGCACTAACTGATATAAATAGCGCAATTACGTTTCTACATACACTAAATGGAAATCAGATTTGGCTACGTGGGAATCATGATACAGATAATAAAATTACACTTATCACCCAAGAATGTCCAAGAATAAAACTTTTAGCAGGATTAGAATCTTCTTATGCTACTGTACTCAAAGACGGCAAATGGCGTTTTTATCTCAGTCACTATCCTACCAAGGTAGGTAATTATGATGATAAAGCATTATGTAAGACATGGTGTCTTTGCGGGCATACGCATACGCAAGATAAGTGGCACGATTTCTCTGATAATTGTTATCATGTAGAAATGGATGCTCATAATTGTTACCCCGTCAGCATTGACCAGATAAAAGAAGATATCCGAAATAAACATTTGACAAAAACATAATTTATGGTATAATTATATTATGAAAGATGAAAGAATTTGGAACTATTCTGATTGCCGTATAGGTCATCCGTGTGAAATATGCGGCGAACCTTGTAGTTTTAGAATAACCTACAGCCTTGTAGAAGGCCAAGATGAAAAGGAGAAAGAAAATGAACGAATTTTTGAAAGCAATGAAACAGGAAACTAACTATGGGTATACTGAAAACGGTGGTGTAAAACATAATTCAACACTGAATAAGGTGTTGGATATGTTTGGTATGGGCGGTTCCATGCGGAAGCGCTCAGATGATGACATTATTGATATGTTCAAAGAAGCATATCAGGAAGATCCCACTCTGGCTCTTCGTTGTCTCTTCTATCTGCGTGACGTACGTGGTGGCCAAGGCGAACGTAGATTTTTCCGCGTGTGTCTGCGCTGGCTTGCCAATGAAAATCCCGGTGAAGCAGAACATCTTATCCCTATAATAAGCGAGTATGGACGCTGGGATGATTTATTCGTCCTTTTCGATACCGTACTCGAACCCCATATGATTGGCTATATCAGATGGGCTATTGAGGATAATCAGGACCATTTACTCTATAAATGGCTTCCTTCCATCAACGCCTCTTCTCGTATTACTCAGGAACGCGGACGTAAGTTCGCGCGCGAATTAGGCATGAACGAGCGTGCTTATCGCAAAATGCTGACTGAAGGACGTAAAGCTTGTCATCTAGTAGAGACCCTTATGAGTCAGCAGCAGTGGGATCAGATTGCCTTTGATAAACTTCCTTCTCGCGCTGGCCTGCTATATAAAAATGCCTTTATGCGGCGCGAAGAAACCAAAGAGCGGTATGCTGCTTTTATGGCTAGTAAGGAAACAAAGGTAAATGCTGGTGTACTTTATCCTGTGGATATAGCTCATCAGATTTATAATAAATACCATCCTACTGAAACCGAGCGTCAGGCTTGGCAGAAGTATTGGGATAATCTTCCTAATTACTATGGTGATAAAGAAGAGCCTGGTATTGCCGTAGTAGATACTAGCGGCAGTATGTATGGCACTCCTCTTGAAGCTGCCGTGTCTATGGGTGCGTATATAGCTGAGCGTGGAAAAGGTCCATTCCATAATCACTTCATCACTTTTAGTGATGATCCCGAACTTGTCGAGTTTGAGGGACGGGACATTTATGACAAGTTTATGCGCGCACAGAATGCTGATTGGGGTGGAAGTACCAACATTGAAGCTGTATTTGATCTGCTCTTGAATACAGCAGTAAAGAACCATGTAAAACCTGAAGATATGCCGCGTACCCTCTATATCTTCAGTGATATGGAGTTCAATGGATGCGTAACCACTCCTTCCTATCGACCCAGATATTGGGGAGAATATACTGGCGGTCCAAATCGGATCAATACCGTAATTGAAGCTCAAGTAGAGAAGTGGAAGCGTTATGGTTATAAGCCTCCCAGAATTATCTTCTGGAACCTAGACGCACGCCACAACAATATTCCTGCTATTGGTGATGGCTTCTCTTATGTCAGCGGGTTCAGTCCTGTAATGATAGAGCAGATCCTGTCAGGCAAGGATGGTGAGGCCCTGATGCTTGAGAAACTAAATAGCAGCAGATATGCTATTATCAATAGCGTTTTGTCTCTCCCATTTTGACACCTCCTATATAATAAGAAAAAGTCAAGTATCTAATACTTGACTTTTTTCATATTTTCTGCTATAATAATTATAGAAAATAATAAAGGAGAAAATTATGACTAATACATATGGTTATAATCGTAAAACGCAAGAAGAAGACCAGAAAATTCTCCTAGCGGTACTAAATCATCATATAACTGTCAAGGGAAAAGGCCATCATGTCGTATTTACTTCATTAGTAGGCAGTCAAAATTATGATTTAGATGATGAACAAAGTGACATTGATACTTTTACTTTTATCTTACCATCTATAAAAGATTTAGCGCAAGCTAAAGAGCCTTATTCTGGAATGTTTGAAGTAGAAGATGGACATTGTGAAGTAAAAGATATTCGACTAGCATTGAATTTGCTCAAAAAAGCATCGCCTAATAGTATAGAATATTTTACTAGTAAATATAAGGCATATAATCCTAAGTATAAATCTATTCTACAACAGTACCTTGAAGATAATACTAAAATGTGGAATATGATACATTGTAATTATAATCATATGCTTTATTCTATTGCAGGTATGGCGCATCAATTAGTAAAACGTAATCTTCCCGCTGGAAAACGTTTTTCTCATGCTTTACGTTTAGATGATATGTATTATCATTTTATGAATAGTCCCAATGCTAATGCGATATTAGATTTGCGCGCAGGTGGAGATTGGGATCTTGCTATGATGGCTAAACGAAATACTGATCCTAAAAATGATATAGAATATAATAATCAATGCGGTCAGATCGCTGTATGGCTAGATGAATGTAGAAATAATTTTCAACTTACTAAAGAACAAGAACAAACTCAAAAATTAGGAAATCAAATAATTGATACTTTCCAAATGGATTTATTCAAACAATACTTGAAGGAGATATGTAAATAATGGAACTCAATATTCACGCAGGAAAACGCGTACTTTACAAACATGACGGGCAATGGTTAGTAGGATTATTGTCAAGACGGAACCCAGAAATTACAACTAAAGGCTTATATCTATTTATTGTTCCAAAAGAATTTATGGAACTAGAAGATAAGGATACACCTTTTGTACACGATGCTGAACTTCATGATATATTCTTTGAAGCACAGCCAGTTGAAGACTGGATGCGGCAATATCATAATCTGATGACAAAAGAAGAATATATTACCTTTATTGAAGGAGATGAATTTGAGCGCGCAATTGAACAGGCATGGGTTTCGGATGGAGAATACTACTATTATCCAGTGAGTAAATATACTAGAAATTGGCTTGAAAAACAACCATTTGAATACGTGGTAAGAGGTGAATAATATGCTGATGAGTAATGAAGAATATGAAAAACTAGCTGAAACAGTTTAGAAAATCAAGGATCTTAAGGAAGATAAAGACGCATACATTGAAGAATTACTTAAGCATATACAAAAGTTGGCCAATGAAAATGCCCAATTACGCTCAATGTTAAAAATCAAGTGAAATTTTTCACTTGATTTTTTTTTGAAATTCTGCTATAATATATACATAAGAAAGAGAAAGGAAGATGTAAAAATGACGAAAGAGAAACTTGAAATGCTGGTTGAGGATATCATGCGGGCACTGAATTATACCTATGAAGATTATATGAATGAAGAACTGCGCGAAAAGTACCGTAAAATGATTATGGAGGAATATTATGTCAGTAGCGAAGACTTACAGTAATTTTCCTATTGAAGGCGAACCATTTAAAGAAAATGGTCGTATGTATGTAAACGTTCGCGCGCCAAAAGGTATCAAAAAAGTTCGTTGGTATACTGATGCAGAGTATAAGCGGATGTATCCTGATGAAGTCGTAAAAACAGATATTATGGATTTTGATGCCCGTCATGCTTTTGGCTTCGGTCCTGAAGGTTTCATTACCATTTATAAAGGACATAATCTGAAAGAATGGGCAGAAGATAATCTTCAAAATCTTCGTTATAACAACACCTTTCTATATTATACACCAGGGAGACTGGAACTTCCTCGCATTAGCGAAGGAATTGAACCTATCAAACTTATTTGGGATGAAGTAAAGTACGAAGGTAATAAAATGAAATCACACGAAGAAGTGAGTAAATATGTTGCTAATTTACTTTCTACTGATGTTTGCGGGACGAGCGAGTACCAAGGATCCATTGATGAATGGCTCCAAAAAGAAGTTACGGTTAGAGAAAAGAGCACAAAGGAAAGCCGCTTTGGTACGAAGCATACGTATTATCTTGATGATGCCATGAATAATACTTACGTTTGGGAAACAGGCGCCAAAGATTATCCGTGTAATATGGTACTTAGACTGAAAATGAAAGTAAAAGAACATAAAGAAATAAATGGTACGAAAGTAACTATCGTATGGTACTGTAAGGAAGTGTAAAAATGAATTTAACATTTGATCGAAGATATGATGAACGATGGGAAGAAATTAAAAAACGTGAACTGAAATGTCATGGCTGTATGTATGATGCGCCATATGAATATTGTTGTAAAAATTACTGCGGGCGGCGCAGTTATTGTGAGGGATGTACCGCGGGATGCCGCAATGATATTCCGTTGTGTGCTTCTTTGAAGAAAGATGAAACTATTATATAATAGATATTTTGGGTAGATTGCCCGATGTAACTTTGGTTGTGGAGCTCTTATAGGATATGAACCAAACGATGTAAGTAAAAATCAATGTATAAAATGCCCACAGTGTGGAGCGATATTGTGGGTACCATTCAATCCCAACTATGATGGAGTTATAAGAGAAAGCGAGGAAAAGAAAGATGCGAAACCTATGGTTTGAAAATGCGCGCGGAGAAAAGCGACTTATTGCGGCAGTAGATACTTGGAATGAAGTATATGACTGTATTCATAAATTTATTGATCAGCGTAATGAAAATAAACCAGAAGATAAACAATTCAAATGGTATTATACTCGTATCTGGAAAGAGGACGATTTAACTAAAATAGATGTTGGTAGTTGGAGTGAATTTTTCTGGACTGATCTAGTATATGATATCAAGCGTGAATACTAAATTATTTGACATTTTGTTGAAATTCTAGTATAATAATAATGTAAAAAAGAGAAAGGATGATGTAAATGCTTGATAAAGACGGTATCCGGCAGCTCGCTTACGTAGTTATTATTGATGGTATTGAGCCTATTCCAGGTTACGATCGTGTTGAACACGCACAGGTTGGTGGTTGGCGTGTAATTGTACAGAAAGATCAGTTCAAAGTAGGTGATCCCGCTATTTACTTTGAGATTGACTCTCGTGTGCCTTCTGATAAGGAGTGCTTTGCTTTCCTTGAAAAACGTCACTATAAGGTAAAGACCTTGAAGATGTGTAAGACCTTGTCTCAGGGTTTGCTTATGCACGCAGATGACTTTGGCTGGACCGTTGGTGATGGCTCTGAGTTCACTGAAAAGTCTCCATATATTATGGATGACAAAAAGATGGTTCACTTTGCAACTGGTGAATCTCGTTTTCTTACTCAGAAACTCGGCGTAACCTATGCTGATGATGAAGATAATCAGCGTAAATCCGCACCAGTAGATAAATATAAGAAAATGGCTCAGCGGCATCCCGCTATCTTCAAAAAGCCTTTCGTGCGGTGGCTTATGAAATATAAGTTTGGCCGCAGAATAATGTTCTTTTTCTTTGGGAAGAAGAAAGATAAGAAGAATGGTTGGCCTGCCTGGGTATCTAAAACTGACGAAGAGAGAATTGAAAACATTGTTTGGACGTTACAGAATAAGAATCCTTGGATTGTAACTGAAAAAGTTGATGGTTCCAGCACCACCTTCACCATGAAGCGTGGTAAGTTTGGAAAGAAAGACTTTTATGTATGTTCTCGAAATGTATGTTTTGATAGCATTGATAAACCGTGTTACTATGATACCAACATCTATTGGGAAATGGCTGATAAGTATCATATGTTTGAAGTCTTAGCTAATATGCTAGATAATATGCCTAATATAGAATGGGTAATTATTCAGGGTGAAACCTTTGGTGATGGAGTACAGCGTAATACTTACGGTTTATCTGAACATGATTTTCGCGCCTTCAACCTTATTACTTCTGATAAAGGACGCTGGAATAGCTGTGATATGAAAGATTTACTTGAAAGTAAATATCATGTTCCGTGTGTTCCAATTCTTGATAATGCCTTTATACTTCCAGATACTGTTGAAGAATTGCGTGAGTATGTAAATAGTAAGCCTTCTACTATAAATGGAGAAATGAAAGAAGGTATTGTATGCCGTTCTCCTGATGGTATCAATTCCTTCAAATGTGTTTCTCCAGAGTATCTTCTGAAGTATCATGGATAAGGAGGATTTATGTTCGGACTAAGTGTAAGAGAATTCAAATTCGTACTAGTTATTATACTGATGGCGATTTATACCGCCGCAGTAGTTTATAGGAGAAATAAGAAATGAAAAAGTATTGGAAAATTGGTATTTTAGTGATTATTCTGATAATGAGCGTATTCGCGCTTGCTAGTTGTGATTGGAATACTTCTTATTATCAAACTGGTAATCGTATTACTGGTGGTAATGATATTCAAACATTTACTTACTGTTATGTCGTGTTAGGTGGACAAGAAATTGTTCGCGGGCCAATTACTCAGTGGCGTGATTATGATAATAGCGACGTCGTACAAGTACTTGTAAATGGTAAGTTCTATCTTACTCATTATACTAAT